CTTGACCCAGACAACCGTCACTACGCAGAAATCATGCGCCAAGTAGACGCTGGCGAGTTGACCATAGAGGATGCCGATTAATGGCGTACATAGGACCACCACCATCACAGAAACTAGCAACCCCTACTAGCCAGTATTTTAGTGGGAACGGTTCTGCTACGGCCTTCACACTAAACCGTCCGGTTAATGTGGCTGAAGACCTAAACGTGTATGTGAATAACGTGGCTCAACAGCCGGGGTCTGGAAAGTCCTATACTGCCACAGGAACTACACTAACATTTGATGCAGCACCTGACGCTGGTACAAACAATGTATATGTTGTCTACCGAGGACTGTCAGAGGGGACATTGCGATTAGAGCAAGACCCTAACTCTGGTATAACAGCCACCACTGGTACGTTTACCGGCGCGTTTACATCACCCGGAATTGACGACAATGCAGATGCTACTGCTATTACAATTGATTCGTCAGAAAGAGTAGGTATTGGTGTGACCAGCATGGTCAATAAACTGGTTTTGCCAAATGCTGCTTACTTTGCAATGCAAGATACCAGTGCGGCTGAAAGTTTAGCGATTAGAGCCAATTCTTCCAACGCGATGGAAATTCTTACTGGCGGTGGTGTAAGGGCAACTATAGACAGCAGTGGTCGCACTACAATTCCTAATCAACCATTGTTCGTTGCAACGTCACCCATTGAGGGGACTAGTGGTGCTTTAACCGCTGACACTGATGTTCGTTATAAAAGATGGACGACTGTTTTATTTAACATAGGAAGTCACTTTAACAACGCCTCTGGTGGGGGATTTTTTACAGCCCCTGTCGCGGGTAGATATTATGTAATGTTTAAAGCTGGTCATAAAGTAACCTACAATGCGTGGAATGGTATGTATCTTTTTAAAAATAGCACAAACCTACTGGTCTTCTGGGACCCGCCAGACTCAGCGACCAGTGGCACTTACAACTCAAACAACGCAAACATAGTCCTAGACCTTGCTGCGAATGACACTTGCGGGGTGGGTTATCACACCAACTATTCTGACCTTTCGGCTAATTCTAACAACTTCATTAGCATTGGGCTTCTGCATTAAAAGGATAAACACATGCCTTCAATCACGATAGAGTTAACAGACACTCAGTATAAGAGCTTAGAGTATGTCACTCCAACTGTTCAAGTCTGGGCTGACAATGCGCTTCATAACCGCGCTCGTCTTGGTCAGGAAGAAATCATTGCCGCACTGGTGGCTCACTGCAACGAAAACGAAATTGCTATCGCCACAGGCGGTGACGCACAAGTGACACAAGCCTTTGAGTTAGGCGTTGTTAAGACAGCAGCAAAACGAAACGAAGAAGCAATGGCTAGTAGTTTACCGGAGTAATTAGATGCCCATATCTAAAATATTATCAGGCTCTTTTGCTTCCGGCGTAGGCGGGAAGGTGTTGCAAGTAAAACAAACTGTAATTACAACAGGTGCATCAATAAATAGCACTACACATGTTGATTCTGTTTTGACAGTTAACATTACACCAAGCTCAACAACCAGCAAAATTATGGTTAATGTTAATGGTTATTTTGGAATCCACTTTTGGCATGGGGGGCCGTATTGGAGATTAAGAAGAGATACAACTGTAATTAGTGGTAATGCTACTGCGGTTTTTCCTAGAGTTCAATATGACAGCACAAGAGATGGCAATACAACTTATCCATTAGTAATGAATATTTTAGATTCGCCTTCTTCAACATCTCAACTTACTTATACTGTTCAAGGGGCTACTTCTAATGCTAGTTATCCTATTTATTTAAATAGGCCTCACAACGATAGCACTACTAACACTCAAACAAGCATTACTGTTATGGAAATTGCAGGATAAAAAATGGCATACATAGGTATAGACCCAAACGTAGGCGACATAACATTCCAGAAGTTTACTGGAACAGGGAGCGCCACTGCCTTCACTCTGTCTCAGGCTGTTGTGAGCGGTGAGGCTATTGTCGTAACCATAGGAAACGTGGTTCAGGAGCCGGGGTCTAGCGCAGCTTATACAGCGCAGGCAAACACCCTTACATTCTCCGCAGCCCCTGCCAACGGTGACATCATTACTGTGCGCTACTTTGGTCGCGCTGTAGATCAACCAACCAGCTATGCCATGCAGCTATTCAAGTATGTGGCTACAGCAAGTCAGACTGCATTTACTGGCGCAGACAGCACTGGCGCTATACTGGTGATTAGCGGCAATGACGTAGATGTTTACTTGAACGGTGTGCATCTGGATAGCTCAGACTTCACAGCTAGTGGTGGGGACACAATAACACTGGGAACAGGCGCAGCTTTAAACGATGAGCTAGTCATTAGAGCCTATCGCGCATTTAGCGTAACTGATACAGTGAGTAAGGCTTCTGGGGGTACGTTTGCTGGGGAGATTACCGCAACGTCCTTTCAGACAACAAACACAATAGTTGATACGGCTGTGTTCCGCACAAACGGTCAGAGCGTTTCAGAGAACACAACAATAGGGTCAACCAAGAACGCCTTGGCGATTGGCCCTCTAACGATAGGTTCGTCAACCACGATTACGGTTAACGGCAACCTAACAATACTGTGAGGCATAGATGGCTTCGATAATAAATGTAGACCAGATTAGAAATGCGGCGGGTACTAACGGTCTGACGCTAGACGCAAGCACAGGCAAGGCATCGTTTCCGAACGGGGCGACACTGCCAGCGGGTAGTGTGATTCAGGTCACACCTCTGTCAACTTCGACCTCAAACGACAACTATCAGTCAAACTCTTTTGTTAATCTAACGGGCTTGTCTGTGACTATGACACCTCTTTCCGCATCTTCAGACATCTATGTGATTTACAGCTTTATAAACTATCATCTACAAGCCGGTGGTGGCGGGATTCAAGTTATGCAAGATGGTTCTGCTGTGGCAAACCAAGGAAGTAATCCATCTTATGAAAATTACTTAGGTAGCAGTGACCTCTATTCAAGATTACATAAAACAGTTCTAGTCCCAGCCGGAAACACAAGCTCAAGAACATACAGCTTGCAAATCCGTACTTACTCAACGGTTACGGTACAAGCGAACCCCGGAGGAGCGCAATCATTTATGTATGCTTTGGAGGTTGCGCGATGAGCCAGTTATTTGTTGATACAATCACCGAGAAGACCAGCGGTCATGGTGTTAGTATTCCGGGTCATGTAATTCAGGTTGTGCGTAAGGACCCAACTGCTGATTGGTCGGCCACCCGTTGGTCTGGCACGGGTACATCCTACTCCAAGGGATTTATGGAGTTGACCATCACGCCAAAACAAACAAGCAGCCTAATAATTATACGGGCTAACATCATGCAATTCATGGGTTCCGGTGCTTCTTATTTTTATCACACCTTAAAAAGAAACGTGTCGGGTGGTTCGTCAACAGATTTGGGACTGACAGCCAATACAGCAGGATTGGTTTGTAATCAGCTAAATAGCTGGAACACACAAAATATAAATTATGTAGATGCTCCGAACACAACAAGTGCAATCACTTACGAAATTTGGCACAGAAATCACGCCTCTAGTGGGACAAGCTATGTCGGTTGGGTGGCTACATCTGGTAATACGCATAATATGTGTTTCATGGAACTTATGGAGATTGCACAATGACAAGCATCTTGAAAGTCTCCGAAATCCAAGACCCGACTAATGGGAATGCTGCGCTGACTGTTGATACCAGTGGTCGTGTTGCTATGCCTAATATAATTGCTTTTACTGTAGGATATAACACTACCACTGGTGCTTATGTAGCGCCTGTAACTTCATTAGGTCTTACTAGCTGTGTTCCGTTTAATTTTGTAACTCAAGGAGGCACTAATGGAGTTTTTCCTAACTGGAGTAACACAACACACGCTTATACAGTCCCTATCGCAGGGATGTATTTAATATGTATGTCTGGCCTATGGCTAAATGCTGGATCAGGGGATTTAAGGGTAGCTAAAAATCAAAATGTTGTTAGTCAAGCTAGACTTTTTGTCAATAATGAAAGAGGGACCGCAGGCTCTGTTGTTCTTCGTTTAGCAGTAAATGATGTGATTCAAATGTCATCGAATCAAGATTTATATTTAGATTATGATAACGTATATAGTTGGATGTCCATAGCATTTTTAGGATAAGGAGAATAAAATGAGCATATCACAAGCACTAACCGAACTAGGCATCACCGAATGGGTGTTGCGTGGTGAGCCAACAACAGAAGACGAGTTCAACGAGATGTTCCGTAAAGTTACGGGCGCTGATTCCAATGGTTCGGCTATCGAAAGCAGCAGTCCTGATGACTGGGGTACAACTTGGTCAGCGGTCAAAGCAAAGTCTGATGAGCTAAAGGCGGCAGAGCCTATGAAGCTGCTACGCGAAGAGCGTGACCGTTTAATTGCAGAGACAGACTGGTGGGCATCTAGTGACTTAGCTGCTTCAATGAGCGGCGCTCGTACAGCATACCGTCAGGCACTGCGTGACATTACCAAGAGCGCCACAAGCCTTGACGATGTAACTTGGCCTACTAAGCCGGAGTAAGATATGAGCAACGCCCGTAATTTAGCAAACCTACTTGGTACTGGAACGCAGATAACTACTGCCTATATTGCTGATGAGGTGTTTCGAGCGAACAAGAATATTATAAAAAACGGGGCGATGGTTGTTGCACAAAGAGCGACCTCAGTCACAGGTGACACGGCTGGTGGAAGCGTTAAAACTGTTGATAGAATGAACCCAGAAATGAATGCGGCTGGAACTTGGACACAGAGCCAATCAACGGATGTGCCAAGCGGTCAAGGGTTTGTAAATTCATTCAAGTTAGACTGCACGACAGCAGATGCGTCTTTAGCTGCAAATGATTACGTTGCTTTTGGTCATAGAATAGAGGGTCTAGATTTACAGCGTTTGAACTATGGAACATCAGGAGCAAAAAATTCAGTTCTTTCATTTTGGGTAAAAACAAACAAAGTTGGTAATTACGTTGTTGGTATTCAAAATGCTATTACTGGCAGTACGGCTAAAAATTGTTCTTTCCTTTACACAGTATCATCAGCAAATACATGGCAAAAAATTAAATTCTCTGTTCCCGGAGATACAGCAGCAGCATTTGACAATGATGCAAATGCAACAGTTTATATTTATTGGTGGTTAGCTGTTGGCTCAAATTATAACACAGGAACGCTTAGAACTACTTGGACAAACAATGTTAGTGCTGATTTTGCTGCTGGCTTAAATGTTAACCTAGCAGATAGCACAGACAATGAATGGTACATCACGGGCATACAGTGGGAAGAGGGCGATGTAGCCACGCCGTTCGCGTATGAAGAATACTCAACCACGCTACGCAAGTGTAATAGGTATTTCCAAACCGTGTCTGGTAGACTCTGGGGCGGTTATGGTGCAGGAGCCGATTATCTACAGTGGTGGTTTGATGGTGAAATGAGAACGGCTCCAACCGTTACAGGCACGACAGGAACTGTGGATGTAAACACCTCAAGCCATGGCAATTATAGAAGAGTGCATCAAGTATATAATCCATCTCCTAGCAGCTACGCCCAATATGCAGCAACAGCAACAGCAGATGCGGAGTTATAAATGAATATTACTAGCGCAAAATATACAAAGGGCAGAGAGGGTAGTATCTGCAACGTAAGATGCATCATCGATGACATTGTTCACCAAGTCCCAATGGTTGAGGATAATCGCCACTACGCAGAAATCCTGCGCCAAGTAGCGGCTGGCGAACTAACTATAGCAGATGCTGACTGATGTTTGGTGAGTTGGCATTATCCGAAAGGGCTATAGCGGATCAAGGTATTCTAGCCTTTGGTTCTGCAACTGCTGATGCCAACTTCACCGTAGACGGCGCACCTATGTTTATAGCAAGCGCCTCCGAAGAGATGTCCGCAATTGGTGTTAAAGTTTCAATTGGCGT